CGACCAGCCCCACCTACACCCCGGTGAGCCCCACCTACACCCCGACAAGCCCGTCGTACACCCCGACCAGCCCGTCGTACACCCCGACCAGCCCCACCTACGTCCCGACCAGCCCGTCGTACGCTCCGGTGAGTCCGACCTACACCGCCACGAGCCCATCATACGCCCCGGTGAGCCCGAGCCCGAGAGCCGCAGTTCCCGCGACGCCCTTTTCCTTACCCCGCAACTCGCCTCATGCGGAATTCAGCCCTTTGATGCTAGACGACATCGACATCGACAACGACATGGTGGTTGAGGAAAAAAAGAAAATTGACTATTTCCAGGATTCGGTCGCGTCCTTCCGGAACCCCCACTCGGCGATGCACAAAACGGTTTTCCAGTTCATGGCGCGCAATAACATCGGGTTTTCTTATAACAAATACACGCCCTCTTCGCCGAGGCTCAAAAAGAAATACGCGCTATACCGCCCGTCGAGCCCAGATGTTTGCGTGGGTCGAAAAGCCCACGTGGCGGCTTTGGACACGAGCGATGCCGTGACCCAAGATCCCCAACTACTGGATTCGATATACGATCCGGATACGGGCGAACTAGACTTTGAGATTTTAGAAACTATATTAAAAAAATGCTAGACGAGTGTAAATTTTTGGTCCTATCCGGAGGCGGCGTCAACGGCATTATGCACATCGGGGCTTTAAAATTCATTGACCTCCACTTGCGGGGCACAAAAGACAGTACCATTTACGCGTACTTTGAAGGATTTTCGGGCACGTCTATCGGCGCACTCATCTCTCTCTTGTGCGTTCTGAACATGTCGCCCGACCAAATGTTGGAAGTATTCAGAAATAATTTGGGGCACTTTTCCAGAGTTGGTATTTCAACCAGTTTTTTGTCCCAACACCACGCGCTGCAAGACCAAAAACCGTTTGTGGAAATACTGGAAAGGCTTTTATTTCAGGCACATGGCGACCCACACTTGACATTTGCTGAGTTGTACGAGAAAACCAACAAAGATCTCGTTATTACCGCAACGAATCTGTGCACGTCAAAACTAAAATTTTTTCGTCATCGCACAACACCTCACGTGCATGTGATTGCCGCAGTCATCGCTTCGATGGCAATTCCATTTGTGTTCCCTGCGGTTATTATCGAAGAGGTACCCTATGTCGACGGAGGTTGCATGGTAAATTTCCCCCTGATGGCTTTTCCGAACACAAGCGAGGTGCTCGGCTTATGGATTGTGTCACACAGGACCGAATGCCGAGCAAAAAAAATTAAGCAATCGCTGAAAACGTATGCGATCCAGGTCATGAAAAGTTTATTCTTTGCCCAGGACGAACTCCTGGACCACATGGTGGGTGACGAACACACGATTATCCAACTGCAAACGAGTACCTTTCCGCTTCCTTTTGGTGACGACTTCCCCATCACCAAACAGCTTTTAAGTGGCGCCATGCACGTTTTTTTCCATTTTTGGAAAAAAAAGAAGTGTGCGGGTGAAGAGTTGGTGTTATTTATGCTGTTTATGGTCATGGCCGCCCAGTCTGCAAGAGGTCGTGTAAACCCTGCACTTTAATTTGCCTCAGAGTTAAATTTTTCAATCCACTTTGTAAATTTTGAAAGGATTTTCGTTGCATGAATAAACCTGTGCCAAACAGGATCAGTATTAGCACGAGGATAAGACAACTTAGTATCATGACCAACTGCACGTCTTTCTTGCTCGCGGGGACCGGAGCCGTGGCCACGTCACTTCGCACTTGATCGACGCTGCGTTTTACCTGGTGAATACGCTGCTGCAGGTAGGCCTCGGTGTTGGAAACGATATTTTGCATCGAGTACAAAAGCGCGCCAGTCTGGTCTTGTTGCACTTTTTTAATCGATTCCAAGGTCTCGACTGGAGTGGCTGGGGCCGGTACCCACTCTTGACGAGTTACGGGTGCGAAAGAGGGACTTCCGACTAGAAACGCCGGCTGCTGGGGGTTCGATGGCGGCGGTCCAATGTTCATTTCAACCGGAGCTGACGCAGGCGGTGGCCCCCGGGTTTGTCGGGAATCAGCAGCAGCCCCAACTTGCCACGCTTCACGCAATGAAGTCATTTGTCGTTTGTTTTTTTTGGCGCGTTGCGGTAAAGGGATGGTTTTATTTTTAATTAAAAAGAAAATTTTATTGTCACTGGATGGTATTTTTCCTGTTGTGAGCCTTTAGCGCACGAATAACTTGAGCAAATTCGCCAGGTTAATCCCCCCAGCACCACCGCCACCCAGCCCTTGGGCTGCCCCGGGTTGAGCAAACGGGAATCGTCCACCGCCAGGTGGTGGCTTAATATCGTGCATGTTGTTGAAGAACTCTTGGGTTTCTCGTCGATTTACAGGTGGCTCGGTTGAAGCGGGGGGTCCCCCCAGAAATTTAACCTGGATGTGCCACATGGCGGCAGAGCCAACTATCAACCAAAGAAGTTCCATAATGGGGTTCATTTGCTTCTTTCGAAAGTATCGATGGTACAAAGCTTTCAAAGACCGATCGTATTTGTTCATGTCTTTGGTCACTTCCTTGGACCACCCTTTCAGCTCCAAGAATGGCCCGAATTTTTCGTTGGCCATTTCAATGCCTGTCAAAATCATTTTCATCATATTCTTCATAAACATGAGTTGATCCTGCTCCTCTTGAAATTGCTCGCGGCGAAGGAGCTCGTACTTCAATTCAAAAAGGGGCATTTTCATGTTCCACTGGCCTTTGGATTCGCTCGGGTACATTTTGAGCAGTTGGAACAAAATTTCTTGTTTTTCTCGCCTAAGTTTGGGGTTTTTATTTTCCACATCCACGTTGATGTCGCTGAAATCCTCGGGCACGTACTCGGTATCCGCAAATAACCTTTGCCAATTCACCGCGCCATCAGACGGAGGAGCAGCGGAGGTGGAAGCACCGGGACGGGAAGTGGGCTGTCGGGGCGGGGCATGGACAGGCCGGGGCACTGAAATAGCAGGCGAGGGGGGCCGAACTGGAACCTGGGCGGGAGTGGGAGTGGGAGTCGGAGGTGGGTTTTGGAACTGGCGCATGGCTTGAGAAAACACCGTTTCGGGTGCTTTGTTTTCGTTTAAATTGCGCACCGTATCATGCAAACTCCCACTTGGGGAAAGGGCTGCATCATCATTATCAGTACCATCGTATGAATCATCGGCGGATCCCACGCCATCACTTTCGTCACCCGAATCAGGCAATTCTTCAATGGTCGTCGCGGGAGCAGGCGCTCCTATCATGTCGCGCAAATCCGCAAATGCGGAGTCAACGTTTTCCACATCATTGCCGAGTTCCGTCCGATTAGCTAGCGCAGCGAACAACTCATAATCCGTTTCTGAAATTCTTGATTGCGTATCATCAAATGACATGAAAGTTGCCGTTGAATATTTTTTTTATTTAAGTACGAAAGGAACTGATGTGATACATTGAAACACACTTGGGCCAATCCTGCAAGAATCTCCACAATCAGTTTTGAGAAAGAAAAAAAAAGGCTCACGTCCGGTTCCGGGCTCACAGTAAGATCCAATCCGATAATAATGGAATCGGTGCGGTCATTTCAATTTCAGTTGGTTTTGGAGCAGATTCGGAGAGATCGTACAAAAACAAATCGAGGTTGGCCAGTGCATACCCAGTACACCCGCAGACGCACCCAAAGTAATAGCAAAAGAATAATTCTTGCAACATGTGGTCTTTTTTTGTCAAACAAGCAAAGGTTTTTTTTTGTTTAATTGCCACATCCAACCCAAGGCTTCATGCGAGGCTTCACCAACACTTGTCGGTCCGAAGAATCGTTGAACCAAGGTCCATTTTCACACGGTCCGACGCCATCCAATGACAACGCAGCGGGCGGTTGGGAGCGGAGCAAGTTTTGAACCCCGAGACGACGTCCACTGGACGACCGGTCGATTTGCGTGAATCGCACGGCGCCCGACGCGCTGATGTAGCGCTCCACGCCCTCTTCCGTCACCGAGTATCTACTCCAATCGTCTTTGTTGCGTGAACTGGCCGCCTGCGCGGCGCTGACCGAGTTCCAGCTCGCGGGCATCAGCGCGTTGCGGTTGAGTTGGAGGTTTTGCTGAACCGATTGCGAAGTGAAGTTATTGTATGGATCCGCGCTTGGCTCTTGGTACCAGTGTTTTGGCTCCTGTTGTTGGTAGAATTCGTTCGAATGTTCAGGGTAATTGCTATACGGTTGGGGCATTCCATATCTGGTACAACTCATTGTTTTTTTTGTCAATTGGGCGTTAGGTTGTTTTTTATTTTTAATCTTAGAGAATTTTTTTTATTATCCCCCAGGCGACACACAGCATCGGAGTGGAATTATTCGTGGCCGGTTTGCCCGTTTTTTTTTGTTTCAGTTTGAACAAAAATGAATACGTACGAAACCACCAACACTTACGCGGCAGATGCCTTCAAATACAATTTGTATTCTTCCGAGCAGGAAAGGAACAAATTGTTTGGATACGATTATCTGCAAAAGCAACCGCTACAGCAGCGGTATTACAAAAGCTATTTCTGCAACGAATTGCCGGGAGCCGTGCGCGACATCCGCCAGGCGCCCAAGGATTACTACTTCGACATGAAAACTCCAGCCTGTGAGAAAACCGTCATCGGGCCCCTCAACACTCGACCGAACCTGTACAACGATAATGTCTTGCCGTACACAACTACGTTTGAGCGCCCCAACTTGTACAAATCTTGGCAGCCATTTACCACCACAGCGGTTCCGGCAATGAAGGGCCAGTATGTCCAGTACCGGCCCCACGAACCGTGCGAAGTAGCGCCGAACAACGACGCCAAACTGTGGGTTGCAGATTTGAACGCCAAAATGTACGAGCGGTCTTTGATTTCCAGCGCCCGCGAACAACCTTATGCCAACTGGTATCGGCGCCAAGGGTTACAAAATCTTGTGAGCCAATACGTGCCCCCAAACAACGACCCGTACACGAAAAAGATTGACCGACCCGATGACACCTTTTGTGCGTCAATTAAAAGGAATGGAAACAAACCTCCGGCAGTCACGAGTTTCTGAGAGCGTTTGTCCTCGGGACAAAATAGTAGTTTTAGTAGAATTAAAACCAAAAAAAAACACCAGGAAATGAATTCCGCGCCTGACGACAAAAAGACGAAGCAGTTATTTTTCGTTTCGTTTGGCACCGACGTGCGACAATGTAAGGAACTATATTGGTCTGCGCAGTTAATGGATCTGGAAGTAATTTTTTTTGGATTTAACCAACCCTGGGCCGGTTTCCAAATGAAGCTGCTGGCAGTGAAAGAATTCATTCAACAGCTCGAAAAGAAATTCCAACCCGAAGAAGTTGTGATTTGCTTCGTCGATGGCTACGACGTGATTTTCGCCGATTCGCGCTCAAACATTCTGGCCAAGTTTGAGTCGTTTAACAAGCCCTTTGTTATCAGCGCGGAGAAGTATTTGAATCCGGATAGTTCGAGATCAATGCAGCGGGTGTATCGGGCGGTCAACAGTCCGTCTCAATTCAAGTACCTCAACTCTGGGACCTACATCGGGACCCTGGCGGAGATTAAGAAATTCATCACTTGGTGTGGCAAGTACAACTACAACTGCCCGGCTGCGAATGGTAAGCGGTACGGGTATTGTGACGACCAGCGAGCCTTAACGACCTATTTTTTTCAACACCCAGAGGTCTGTGTACTAGACCACGAGCAAAAGATGTTTTCCTGCTTAGCCGGCTGCAGTTTTAAGCAAACCTTGGCTGTGGGTCCCGATGGCCGTGTGCGCAATCTGGTCACCGCAACGGATACCTCCATCATCCACCTCAATGGAAGATCCAAACGCCACAAGCGCAAGTTATTGGCCCAAATCAAAAATCAACTGTGCTCTAAAATTGTCGAGAAGGTGAAAAAATCAGAGAGGATCAAAGTCCTCAAGCATAAATTAAAAAGCGCGGCAAAAAGCGAGCGACGAAAATACTTGTTAACGCGTCTTAAAAACACCATCACGGCGACACCACCGGCATAACCGTTTTGTAAATACTAAGTTGCTGCAACCCCAGGGCGAGCAAAGCCACTTCTGGATCAACACGAGGACTTGTTTCTTCTTGCACGAAATTTCGAAAAATTGCTCTCGACGTTTGATACAAATGTTGCGAATAGTTGCGGATGAACTGGGTCAAGCTAATGTTGTTTTGCTTCACCCAGGTTTTGAAGTAGTCCGGGATGGACTCCGGGCGCTGGTCTGGAAAGGATAGCCGCGTGTCGGCATACAAAAAAGTCCAGGGTTGGCAAAACCCGACCGGGTCCAGGTATTTCATCTCGCCTTCGGATTCTTGCTGCCGCTGCAACCCCACTTTCAGGAAAAAATCAATATTCGGCGGACCCACGAATTCATCCAACTCGGGATCTATTTTTATAAACAATTTCTCCAGTTCCAGGTCAAATTCTTCCATTTGCAGATTGGACGGAAACGCCTGATAAGGTTCGAAGCGCTCAACAATGTGGGTAATTTTATCGTACAACAGGAGGTTCGCATGGTGAGCTCCATTTCTTCCAATGATCGTGACGATGTTGATAAGGAACCGCGATTTTTTGTTGGCAATACAGGCGCGCGCTGCGGTGATGTAGTTGGCTTCACTGAGCGTGGGTAACTGCATCACGAATCGGTTTGTTTTCCAACTCCAGACGATGCCCACGCTTGTCCAATCCAAATCGGTCAAATCTGCCAACGAAAGCTGCGGATTTGTTTTAATCTTGGTCACAAGGTGATCAAAGTTGCTGAGAATCAAACACTCGTTCTGGTTCCGTTCGAGCAAATAAAGCAAACCATAAATCGCGGCCTCGGGGTAGCCCCTGTATTTTGTCATCCGCACGGGTTTGTTGACATCCACGACTTCTTTCAGAAACACGTCGAGTTGGGTGCCTGCACTAACATAGTCCACATTATCTGGTTGGCGAGCCAAAATGCGAGCACACGTTGCTTGTTTTTTCCGAAAAATGGAAAAAGGCGGGAACGGAAGTGTCCCACCATAGCGCACGTGACAAGATTTGGCCAACTGCTTGAGTTTTTTAGTTGATTTTTTAATTCTTCGTCCAGTTTGGCAATATCTTTCAATATTGTACCGAGAGCATTCCATGGAGGCAAAACCTTGTTTTTTTTTTAATTTGATACTAAGGGTTTTTTTTCCTCGTCGTTCAGCCGATGATCCGTTTCGATTTAGGCATTTGTTGCTCTCTTCGTTTGATCAGTTCGGAGATTTTGTCTTCGGATAATTTTTGTTGCTTTCCGACGTGGTTTTGTGCAGGAATTTCTGGCTCCTCGTCCATTTGAAAGAGAGAATCCATACCGGATTTCGCGGTTTGAGGAGCGGAAGGAGGGTGAGTGGGAGTAGGCGGAGTTGTTGGAGACAGCGGTGGTTTCTTCTGTTTTGAGTCACGCAGTAATTTCTTCTTTTTTTCCTCTTCTTTCGATTTGGCCAGACTTTCCAAGAAAATCATGGCATCGGTGCCCCGATAAATCATTCCCAAATGAGTGTCGGCAAGAATGGGGACCCCATTCAACCAAGGCGGGCGGTTCTGGAGCAATAACACATTTTGAACATAGACGTTGGGAACCGCCTGACCTTGAAGCTTTGGAAGAAGCAGCCGACAGGTGGGACAGTTGGGATGAAAGTATAAAACAAAATCCGGTTTTGTGGGGGCATCTGGACCCCCCGTGGTAGGCGCGGGAATTGGCATGGGTCGTTTCTGCTCTGGTCTTTTTTGGTCGCGCAAACTTCGACGAGCTAGCATTTCGCTGACTCCCTCGGATGGTCTCGTCGCAGAAGGCGGAAGAGGAGCAGCCGATGATTGAGGCCGGGGAACGCTTCTGCCGATCATGTCTGGGGAGGGAGGGAGGCTTGTTTAATTTTAAAAAAGGAAAATCGGCGAATAGTATTAAACACATGCGTGGGAAAATTAACAAACGTCTGCGCCCGCCTCCACCACCGCAGAAGGCTTCTCCGGAAGATGAAAAAAAAATTTTTGCCGAGTGGCCCGCCATTCTCCGCAATATGTTTGTGATTAGTATTCGCCCAAGCCGCTTGCGGGAATTCGAAGCACGATTGGGACAAAAATTGTGTGCTTTTTTGACAGTGGTAGAGGGAGTTCACGGGACGTCCTTGGACGTAAAACAATTACAAAAACAACGGATCTACAAACCCCTGAACGCCTGGAACCAACTTACTCGTGGAGAACTAGGATGCTTTCTCAGTCACCGCGCAATCTGGCAACGAATTGTGGACGCCAACCTCCCCCACGCGTTGATCATGGAAGACGACTGTTTGTTGTATCCCACCTTGGAATTCTTAGACCAAGCGCGCGCATCAATCACCGAGATGACACGGGGAAACCCCCAATGGACCATCTTACTGCTGAGCCGGGGGCCAAAAGTTGCACAAACGCTGAAAAAGGTAAGTGCACACTTGGTAAAACCCGGAAAATCGTGGGGCTTACATTGTTACGCAATATCCCGCCGGGGCGCCCAAGCGTTGCTTGCGAAGGCATTTCCCATTTCCCAAGCAGTTGATATTTACGTATCCACCGTGCCACTGCGGGGCCGTTACGCGTGTGCACCCGTGCTCTGCGGGGTTGAAAAGAAACTCTCGGACACGATGGGGATCAAATAAAAACACACGCGCTCTTCTCTTGTTTTAACGACCAATATTTTCATCTTTGCTTATATGAATAAAAAAACAAACCAAATGGGAGATTTATTTGGCGCCCCCATGACGAAATTAGTTCACGAAAAAAATTTGCAGATTGTTGCAGCCGTCGGTGGCATGTCAGTGAAAGACAAGCGGAAAGTGTTTGCCATTCTGCGCAAAGCATATCCATTAAAGGGAACGAATTATATTTTACCTGGATTTCACGGCATCACTTTGGGCGAATTTTGTACCGCGCATGTGCTGCAAACAGATAATAAACGGAAGAATAAAACTAAAGCGGCAAGTCGTGCAGCTTAGTCACAACATCCGTGTCAGGGTTCACGATAATGGCAGCCAGTTCATTTTCCACATCACGGTCGGATTCTTCGATTAACCTCACCGAAGGCGCGACCGAGGGCGGAGCATTATTTGGCGAAACTTTTCCTTCTTCTTGTTTTTCCTCTTCAACGACCGAAGCAGGCGAGGGTGGGACGCGATCTGGCAACACGTCTTCAACAACCGGAGCAGGCGGATTCGCCATCTGATGTTCCGCGGCGACTGATTTGAAGGACTTGGCCGGACTTGGCCTTTCGGCGGCATATTTTGCTTCCAACTTCTGCAAATTCTCGGCAGTAAGTGACATAACGGAAGGCGCGGGAGAGCCACCGGGCACTGCCGGCACATTGCTGTCTTCTAAAGGCACCCGAGCTAAAGTTAAGCATTGAATGCAATCAAAAAACACCTTGCGTAGAATAGATAAAAATAAAAATAAAAGACGTTCCCACGAATACGCTACCCAGGACAAATCTCGAATGGCGGCATTTTCGGCAACTTGGACAAAAAATAAATACACCAACTCATCCATTGTGGGAATCGTGTACGACACTCGCATCGTCTCAGCCCCGATTATGTTTTGGAGAACTTGAAAGTAAGTATTTTCGTACAAGTACTGCATATAGGGAAACTTCTGCCGAAGTTCCGCGAACGCTTGTTCTTTCGTGGGTGCATCCCAACGTAAAATGGTGTTCAGGCATTGTTGATAAATTGCCATGAACTTGGGGTCCTGCACGGGGATCTTGGCCCGCACTAAACGCTGAATATCGTCCAAAGTATTTTTCATTTCCCGAGCAACGATTTGTAAAAATTGAAAAGGCACTTCTTGGTCAAAAACCCCCGTTGTCATGTGTTTGTGTGTGCGTGTGTTTTTATCCCCCCCAAAACAATATATCCTACTCGCTTCCAACACATGAGCGTTCCACCAAGGAGGGAAGGAAAAACACCAGCAAGCCACCAACGAGAGAAACAAGACCAACAAGTAACCAATTGAGTTTTTTTTCAGATTGGTCGTCAGTGCGCTTTTTGAAGACGTAATTCGGTTGAAGTACGACTAGTGTCAGAAAAATAGCCACTGTGGACAACAGTGCAACTCCAAGTTTTGACAAGCAAAAGGTTTTGAGCTTATTGACAAGAGTAACTTGAGCGGAGGGCGAAGTGGACGGAGAAGCCGTTTGTAATATCTCATTTATGGGTTGCAATTTCAACACAGCAGCGGAAGGCGCTTCCATGGTAGGTATGTGCGTGTGCCTATTTTTTTTGTAATTGGAGAAAGAATTTTTTTTTAACACTACTGAAGTCTAACATATTCAAATGTCATCGGGAATAAATTCATCATGCACGCTCAAATATGCATTCAATTCACTCTCGGTCAAATCCACAGGCTCCCCGCTCACCAATTTAACATAGACACAAAAGTCGGCGGGCGCGTTCTTTGGTTTCAGGGCTGTCAACACAGTCTCTTCATCCAATTCAACATAATAACAAAAAGTCAGTACCTGCTTAAATACATCCCCAAGTGTCCCCGTGTGTAAATTCACAACACACGGAGTGACTTTGCCGCTTGCGAACGTGTAGTGAAGAACAATCGTCATATCGTTTATTCCCCCATATAGTTTTTTTTACCGAGAGTTTGGTTTGTGACACAATCTCGATGTTTATGCGTCCCCATGTCTCGCCCAAGGCACGGCATGTTTTTTTTTAACTATACAGTTTTCAGCGAGACTTTGGATGAACATAAAATAGTGTCAATCAAAGGTTGAATGATGGATGTGACTAAAGAGGCAATACCAGAAGCGATCCACACTTCTGCTTTCACGACACAAGCCCCGGACGTTTCACTCAAAACTTTCAAAAAATTGGGAATGAATTTCATGTACAGCCACGCATTGGCGGCTCGAGTATCGACGATGATAATAAAGTGTTTGTTTAGTGTCGGAAGATAGTTGAGAATTTCGTGAAATTGTTTGATGTTGACTTCGTTTGGGACGACGTCGGTTAACGCGATACAAACATAATGCCGCCCATCACTCGCCGTAAATATTTCAGTTTTTGCAAGGAGAGCCATGTTTAAGTTTTTTTTCAGAACACCTTGTCCAACCTAGGGTTGTGTTTTTTTAATTTGTACATTCTTTTTTTTCTGACCGTCGTTTAAACAACATCCGCAAATGCCGGACGATCCAGCCAATGCTTGGGAATCACAGAGCCGTCCTGAAGTTCCACCGTTTCTCGAGCTTGCAAGAACCCGCGCATTTCATGGGTCACCATCGTTCGGAACAGCGCGTCGGCGAGAAGTCGTTGGTGTTGGTGACCAAACATGTAAAAAGCGACCGGAAGTTCGAGTTGAGGAAAGTAAGAGGTTTTCGCATCGGGAAAAAAGACTTCACACGTTAAATAAATCGCTGAATTGGACTTGGCGTCCGGGTACAGCGAAAGCGGATACTGGAACAAATCGACTTGGTCACTCCGGCTCGTGACTTGCTTGACGCAGACCAGCTGCATATTGGCATATCGCGTGACCAGCTCCTCTTCGTCGAGATAAAGGGCGCCGCCGCCAGACTCTTCCCAACTCATCCAACAACGGGCTGTCAGCTGGACTTGAAGCAACAGCGCCTGGATATCATCCAAAACGTTAGCCTCGATATCCTGGATCACACCAAGCGAAGTCAACGTTAACGAATCGTCGGGGAGTGCGGCGGTGTCAACCAAGCTTTTGCCACCAACCAAACCCAATGACATGGCCCGCAGTTGCTTGGGTGGGTACGACTCGAGTCGGGCTTTCGCTTCTTCGAGCGAAGCCGTGGCGTTGAGATCTTTCAAAAAGGGCTGCGGAAATTCAAACACCTTGTCGTTCTTGTCCATGGCAGTCAAGATGACACGTGCGTACCGCCGAAACACGGTTTGGAGACAGGCGCCAAGGGGAATTTTAGCGTCAATTGAATTCCGATACAAGCTGTCCAGCGTGTTATCCCAGTTAATTTTGGGATTGATGGAAGCGATCGAGAGCTTATTGATAAGCGCCTTGAAATCATCAGGAACGTGTCCAAAGACCACCCGACATTTCAAGACCACCATCGCAATGACCACTTGTGAGAGCGTAAAGCACTTCTTTGAAAACTCAACAAACGTTCCGCGGGTCGCGTTACTGAGCTCCTGCTGAAGCTTCGCCCACCGCTTTTCGTGCAGGTGCATGCAAGCATCCAAGGTGAACTCGAGCCCCGTGTACATACCTTTACCCTGCTTCAGAGCGCGCTTTGTCGCATTGGGGAAGCGGGCGGACAAATAATTGTGCCTCGCCTGGCGATTGTCCATCAGCGCCATCCAGTGTTCAAAATTACCGACCAACTGTTCGTACTGTTCATCAACAATACCTCCGATGGCAGAGGAAAATTTCAGCTCGTCTCCCACAAGCCCCTCCCAGCGTGCGTTATCCTTTGCCATGTTCTTTTTTTTATTTCAGTGACTTTGACAACCTTAAAAAACAAAGTTGAGATAGAATTTTTTTGTTTTTTTTCTCGATTTAAAATTCTATCTCAACTCCGATAGAAAAAATACCCAGACGTAAAATGGACAAGCAGCAACCAGATGCCGCTCCCCACTGCGTGCCCATCATCCCAAAGCATGTTGGTGGCCCCGGAGAGTGCATATTGTCCATTCCCAGTACCGAGGCGTCTTCTGTTTTATCAGCTGCAACATTACGCCGGTTCAAAACAGCTTTTCTCAAACAGCGCTATACAATTCCCGCGTTCTCATCACCCCAACGTTGCTACCACCATGACCCACGTACGAAAACGTTGAGCCCCGTCTCCACCATCACCACACCCCAAGCGAATGCAGTCGCCATATCCGATGCAACATACGCGCTCGCGCGAGACCTGGTACGGTGGCGAAGCACGTTCATTGTCGTGGACACCAATGCTTTTTTCAAGTGAAAGTTAAACGTTCAAAATGCACACTCCCGTGTGAAAAAAAATGTTAACCACTGCTATTTGAAATTTATCGCATCAATGCATGTGTATTAATAAAATAAAAAAATAACAATCAATTTATTTCAAGACTTAAGAAAGGCACTGTTGTGAGCCCTCCCGATTAGACTTAAGAAAGGCACTGTTGTGAGCCCTCCCGATTAGTGGGAATTCTACTTCTGCTTCTTGCCACGAGTCGCTTTTCCGTCACATTCTCTTTTCCTCTTCTTCCTCTTCTTCCTCTTCCTCCCCAATGTACTCGCGCAGAATTTTGAGCTCGGGTCGCGCAAGGTGTTTATGGAGGTCTCAAAGGAGCAGTTGAGAGTGCCAAAGACCGAGAGTGAGCCGAGCCTTGTGTTGAAGCAGTCCTTGTTGAGTTTCGCTTCTGAGGGAACGTCGTCACGGCAACCGAGTCGCACGAGCAAGGCGTAAAGGTCAAATTGTACGTTGTCCGCGAAAGAAGCGACGCGCTGACCGGTTGGGACGTGCACCAAATCGAGCCACTTGCCCACGATAAGGGCGACGTTCTTCCCGGCTTCTTGCCAAGTACCCCAGCCGCGCTTCCGAGCCCAGGCCGCCCACACGAGGAGCATGGCGATGACCCGCGTCTCCAAAAGGCGTTTGCCGAGAGCGCGCGCCCCATCAACCAAGGACTGCAACACCGCCAGGATCCAGTGGACATTAGTGAGGCTCGTCTGGTGGAAGATGAAGTTCAAAATCGTTTTGCCGGCCATGGTTTGGAAGTCTTGAACCGACTGGTGAGACGGTGGATGACTGAAGAAGCGAGACACCAATGCGGACCGACACCCGTCGTGGCTGTCGTCTCTTCCCACCTTCTCATCATTCTCTTGTAGGGCCAAGAGCCACGTCACTGGCTTGAAATGCGTGTGCGAGGAGTCTTGGCAATGGAACTGGAGCTGGTTCACGAACGCCTTCTGGAAAGCGGACACCGGGTAGTCGAGACCGTCCAATAAGACGCGCGTGAAGTTACCATAAACAGGGTCGAAGTGAGGAGACTCAGGGTCAGGAAAGAGGTTGGTACAGAGAAACTCGATGATACGACCCATCCGAAAACGACACAACTTCAGCGCCCACGTGACGCCCTCACCATCGTCAACAGCGTCACTCAACTCGACGAGAATTTGCGCGAGTTGCTTAAACTTCTTGTTGACCTTATTACCGACGTCCATACTTTTGAAAGTTGAATAATTAAAAAATGATGATATATTTATTATCACTAAAAACATTATCCGGGTACTTATTGTATATAAAATTATATGTTCATTCAATTTGATTTTTCACACACACGGTGAGCAGATACTTGTGTAAAGTTATATGTTTAAGTGAAAGCAAAACTTCAAAATGCCGAATGTGCATTGTGCAGCTCCGACGACCAGTATTGATTTAAACAATGCTTGGTCCCAACATCGCTTTCATGTGCGCGCTGTACGTCGAATCTTTGCAGATCACCGGCAATCCCCCTGTTCTTGATCACGCTCAACAGCTTGGCTACATGTTTAAAATTCAACTGTTGTGAGCCTTTGGTTTTGTTCATGAGATCATCAAATAATTAATTTAAACAATGCTTGGTCCCAACATCGCTTTCATGCGCGCGCTGTACGACGAATCCTTGCAGATCACCGGAAACCCCCCTTCGGTGTCGTAGTACATGTAGATCACCTGCGTCCCGTCCAGTGGTTTGGTGTCCTTGATCACACTCAACAGCTTGGCGTATTTGGCTTTTTTCCGCGTCCGCACGGGGTAACCATCCACTGAGTAGCCGTTGGGGTTGAACCGGATCCACAGCGTCGGTCGCACGTTGTCCGTGCAGGCGATCGCGGCCATCACGTACGTCATGCGCGAGAGGTCGCACTTGATTTCGTAACCTACGTCCTTGTGCTGGCGTTCGTCGATCTCCAAAATCACCCGTTTGTCAGGTCGCTCGATTAAGAAATCCAACCTGGCGAATTTCTTGTGATCTGACGTGATGCATCCGTAGCTGATCCGTCGCTCGCGCTCGAAAATCATTCCCTCCGCCTTCAACACCGCTGCAACAGCTTCTTCTTCTCTTTTCGCGCGTTTTGCCTGCGCGGATTGGGGCCGGCAGTACGAACAGCG